TCTATACCTATTGCAACATGCCATAACCTATTCTCCTTTTGAGTTTTTTACATATTCTACTTTTATCTTTATTTTTGGTTCGTAACTATCAGGTGTTCTATCGTCGATACCAAAATATTCTGACTTATCTTTATCCATTCTTAATGTAAATTCTAAATCTGTAACATTCATCATCAACTGACCTGTTGTTGATAAAATATCTTTTTTTGTAGGTTCTTTTACCATATCTACATTTCTATATGGATTGTTTCTCATGTTTTTTGCGTGATATGCAGCTAGCCCATTTAATACGTCGTTAGGTGTCTTTACCTTTGATAACATATCCTGTGCATATTTCCATCTTAATTCTGATGATTTTTTATTAAGTCCTGATGTATAGCCAGAATCTTTATAGTCATATCCATGATTTGTTCTTACATGATTGTGATTTCTATTTAATTTTTTAATAACTGGTTCGTGTTCTGATGTCATTTCTATTGAGTATGTATATTTAGGTGTCGCAATAAATGTATGTCCTTTTACACCAACATCTCTTTTATCATCACCTTTGAAATTGACAATAGACATTATAGATTCAGATGCTTTTCTAAACATAAGCGCACGTCTTATTTTCTTACCATCTTCTGATGGCTTGCCTTTTTTCTTTGCCAGTTTCTTTTCTTTTTCATCAGCGTTTACCATAAGAGCAGAATTGATAATTGCTGTACCATAGTTATTCATACCTTCTGACCAATCTGTATCTTCATCAACAATATAAACCATTTCAACATCATTGATTAGTTCTCTTACAACTTTTACTCTTGCTGTATAAGAACGGTCTCGGTTTTTAGCAAGAATAATCTTGTCGCTAACCACTGTGTGCGCTATTGTACATTCGTTTATCATTTGCTCTCCTTTGTATATAAATATCAAACTACTATTTAACCAGTGAGGTCACAATAGTAACTTTAGGGTATTTCTTTTTAAGAGCGTCGACTGCCTTTATATTTTTTGGTGAATCGTCCATAAAATATATTGGGTCATAACCTTTTTGTATTTCTTTTTCTATATAATCTGCTTTTTTCTGTGGGTCACCACTTCCTAATGTTACAACATAAGGATTTATACCTATTGACTTAAAAAATGAATTGATAGGTGCACCGAGTCTTCGTGCTGTAAGTATTGTAACCTTTCGACCACCTTTTTTCAACTGTTTTTTAAGCAGGTCTGCATTCTTTTTTATCAACCTAGGATTTCTTATTGGTCTATCAAAATCTCTAAAGTCATATGATTGACCTTTTTTAAGACCAGAATGAACTGCAAATTGTGCTGCATCCAATGTATCGACAATGCTTCCTTCCTCATCTGTTACATATACCCATGAATCTGATTTTACTAATGTATCATCAAAGTCAAATATACTTAACATTCTTCTTTCAAGTAATATGTCTTTTAATTTAATCATAGGTACTTTTTCCAATTCTTTTCAGCATCTCTAGCCTGTTTTTCCATAGGATTATTTGTATATCCTTTTTCTCGGCCTTTATTTATTTTCTTTGGGTCTTGTTTTGCGTGTGTATATTCATGAAGCATTGCACGTATTACATCTTCCTCTGAATTAAGAGCCGCCTTATATAAATATATAGTATTATCTTCATGTACAAATTCAGCATGCTCGTTTTTACCACCTGGATAATCATCAATTCCACTGTATCTTGCATAAACATTATTGTGTACTTCAACTTTAGGAACACCTTTTCTTGCTCTGCCTAAATTTTTAACAATGTCAGGATATATTCTGTTGACGATTTTAAGTATATCGCCTTTTGACATTCCTTCACATAATATATCTTTTAATTTAATCATCTCGTTAATTTTATATGGGCAGTTTTTACATCCATTGTTACAACAAAAACCTCGATTTAATAAAAATTCTCTTGATAAAGGCTTTACCATTTTCTACAAGACCAATAACGTGCTTTAGTTTTAGGTCCTGGATTATCGCAATTATGTCTTGCTCTAAAAGATTTACGTCTTGCAGGGTTGTTCTTTTTAATTCTGTTTTCAGAACCTTTGGCACCAAAGCTAACTTTCTTTACCTTGTCTCCATCCTTAACATATACCTTAAATTTACTATTGCCGTCACCTTGCATAGGTTTGTTGAGTTTAACTTTACGACCTTGATATTCAGCTTCTGAGACGTGTTTAACAGCTTCAACTAACCATTCTGTAAAGCAACCGATGTCTTCCTTTTTAACAAAAAGTTCATTTTCTGTAATATTATTTATTACCTCATCTAGTTTGCCTTCGAAAAAATACATGTCTCTTTGCATCCAACCTTCAAGGTTTTCCCATTTACCATCAACCAAATCATAATCAATGTCATCAGGGTCTTTTACTACAGAAAGCATTGCCTGCTCTCTTTCATCTTCGCTGGCCTTTTTCCACCAGTTTTTGGTAACTTTAATACCTCTGCCTTCTTTAAGAATTTCTTTTAGCTTCATAATATCTCCACAATTCTTTTCCTAGTTTTTTACCAAACAAAGAATCTGATAAAAAATGTTGTTTTGCAATATTTCTACTATATGATATTTCCTCTGCAATTTTCAAAAAACGCATTTTATGTTCAGGATAGATATCACCTAGCACATAAGCTATTAAATAACCTTGTGCTGAATGACCACTTGGATATGAAGGTGTTTTTGCACTATCAAGAGGTTGGTCATGAAATTTAAGACCATACGATTTAGCAACCTGTACAGGTCTAGGTCTATTGTAATGATATTTCAATGATTTAATTACCCATCGTGTTTGCTTCATAACATTTTTCATTAAGTCGTATGAAACATTTACATTTAAGTCTTGAGTTCTTTCAATGAAATATTTTTTTATTTTGTCTGCCTTTAATACAAATTCAGGATTCGGTTTTAATTTATCGATTTGCATTAACTCTTTTCTTGTTTCTATTGAATCGTTAGGTGGAAATGGAAGATTGTAAAAATTACTGATAGGAAATTCTTTCCACGCCCCATTTTTATTTGACATATCACTGATAGCTTTTTCATCAGGTTCACCAAATTTTAGGTCATTTCTTCCTTCAGTTACCTTTTTTTCGAAAAGAAAAGAATGTACACCGCCTCCTGTACCAATACTAGACCATTTGTCATGTTTTATTTTGATTGTTGGGTATAATTTTTTTATTGATTTAATTACATCTTTTGGATTTACCTGATATCCATAAAAAACACTCATACCGTTTTTGTTCAGTTTTGTAACCTTAGGTTTTGTTCTTCCTGAATAGTCAATAGACAATTGATATGAAATATCTTTTTTGTTTATCTTTTCAAATAATATGTTTTGTAATTTAATCATATTTATTTTATTTTTAGGTAAGCATCTACCATTTCATCACCAGACGAGCCTCTATGTTTCATTATATCAGGCTGTACAGCAAGTTTTAATATCTGTACTACTTCTTCACCAGGCAACAATCGGCCTTTCGGAAAATATTTATTTCTTATACTATCTCTAAAATTATTTTTACCTTGAGCTATAAAAACTTCTTTACCGTAGCTAAGTTTTTGACCTTTTTTCATTTTTTCAAGTCTTCTTCTTAAGGCAACTCTAAAATTTCGAGCTCTTTGAGAATAGTCTTCGTTTAATATGTCGCTTAATTTTATCATTTTATTTTCCTCTTACTTTTTTAGCTAAGTCTTTATCTGCCTTACCCCAAGTACCAGGACTTTTTGTTGTAAATGAATTTACTCGAGCATATCCCCATTGCTGTTGAGTTGCACCAGGTCTATGTCCAGTTTTCCACGCAGCCATACCTCGGTTAAATACTTGCTTTAATATACCAAAAGGCATACCTGATTTTTCAGCCTTCTTTTTAAGACCTTTTTTAACAGCAGCGCTCATTTCGTTAATACCTTTTGACATTTTATATACTTCTTTTATGGTTTTCCAACCGGATTCACCATACATTTGCTTGAATTTTTTTGTATGTGTCGACACTTTTGTTTTCTTCCCCTTATCACTTCTAAAATCTTTATATGCATCAGGGTCATCGTCATCCATTTTACTTCTACGGGCTATAACTCTTTCACGTTCTTCTTTATCGTCTTTTGACAAACCTTTGAAATATGTAGGGTCTTTTTCTGGTGTTGCAGCTTCAGCTAATTTTTTTAACTTCATAAGTATGCCTCGATATCTTTTATATATTTTGTTCTGCCATTTTCTTTAATGGCGATAACCTCTTGTTTTCTATTTGGTCTATGTGATACCCAACTAATATGTACCCAATTAGGATTACCATCAGGATATTTAGTACCAAACTCCCAAACCATTTGGTCAAAATCTAAATTGTCTTTTATATAGTGATACATCTCTGCGTTTGTCTTGTGTCCAAAAGTATCGTCAATATCTATAGCTTGACCTTTCATGTGCTGTGAACGGGTACTACCACCTATTGCCGTGTTAACAGGTTCGCCTCTAAAAAAGCTGTTTATTTTTATTGGACCACCAACCCACTCACGTAATGGCTCAAATAAATTTTCAGCAACTTCTTTCATACATTTTAATTGTTCTTCGTTTGGTGTATTGTCTAAATCTAATCTTTCACCAGTTCTACTGTAAGTACCTTCATGGTAGCTTATGTGTTTGCTTATCTTTTCCATTTATTTCCCCTTAATTTTTTCAAATGCACTAATACCAAAACAGCCTAGTGTTACCATAACAAAAGAGTTATATATTGTATCGTTTATTTCCAGCTGACCACCTCCTACATATCCCATAAACCATATACCAGTAAATAAATCAGCAACTGCAAATAATACCATTACTGCAAAAGATACAAAGCCGACTATATTCTTTTCATTGATGTCATTTTTATCCTTAAATAATTTCCACATTAGAATCCCTCCATTATGATTTCATCTATTTTACTTTGTACTTCTTGTTGTGTTGCCTCCATTGTCATCATAATATTGGCTTGAAACCTTGCAACTTCTTCTCCATCATTATATATTACAATTGTTGGTACAACTACGATTTTATATTTACCTGCAGCTTTTGTATCTTTTTGAATGTCTATAAATTTTGTATCACATTCTTTTAATTTATCTACCCATGTTACTTTATTTGCTTCATTGAAACCTGCGTTAAACTGTACTACACATAATCCATCAGTTTTGCAAGGTGTCTGGCCTACAGCAGATGTAACAAATAGCCAAAACAATATTACTAATAAATACGCTAGTTTTCTTTTCATTTATCAAGCTCCTCAATTTTTTGTAAAATATCATTTATATGTATTTTTATTGTATCAACCTCATACTGAGTTTGTTGAATGATTTGAAACATGCTGTCTTGATATTGTATATCTTCTTGTGTTGGTATCCAGATTTCAGATTCTTGTTTTTTCTCGATTACTTTTATTTCTTTTGGTGATGCAGAAATAACTCCTGCAACAACTATTCCACTAAGAAAAACGGCTACCATTACCATTATAGAGCTTTTTGATGTTAAGCATATTTTTTTACAGAATATTTCGTTAAGTCTTTTCATTATCTTAATTTATCTATCTTTTCTTCTAAACGCTTTATAGATTCTTTTAATTCTTTAACATCTTCTTGTGTAGTCATAATAGTCTGTCTAACTAATTGGTCTTTCATATCAAATTCCATTCTAGTTATCTCTGCAGGTGGAGGTACAGGTAATTCTTTTGCCTCTTGTATATCTGCTTGAAGAGCGAACCACATACCTACAATAGTAAATATTAGTACTGCTATACCTGCTAGCGTTTTTATACTGATATTAAAACTAGTTTCTTCGTTAAGTTGCTTCGCCATTCTGATTCCCCTAAAATACTCTATAATTTATCCCAGCACTGAATCCGTGCCATGTTCTGTTCCAATATTTGTTGTATGTTCCTTCTACAAAAAGTCCTAAATTTTTACTTAACCAGTGTCCAAAAATAACACCACCTGAATAGTCTACCCATTGACCTCCATTAAAATTGTAATAGCTAAATTCATTTTCATCATCACTGTAATGTAATGGCATAACATTGCCCCAAGCATGTAGCCAACTAGATTTTGTATATTTGTAATAATCAAATCCTGCTACCCATGAATGTGTCCACTGAATAGGTAACTCATCTCTTTTCTTTTCTGTATAATTAGCTAGTACCTGTGGTATTACAACTGCTTCCCATACTTCTGAACTTGTAGCTACTGAATTACCTGATGGGTCGAAATATTCTGCACCGCCTTGTCCATCGAATTCTACTGTATATCCTTCTTGTAGAGCTAATTGAGTATAGTGTAAATTACCGTTTGATAGCAGCCATTCTTCTAATGGATTATACCCGTAAGGTTCAGACATTCTTTGAGCTATACCAATATTAAGTGTTACGCCTTTCCATTGTTTTCTTAATCTTTGAGAAGATTCAAAATATTGTACATCAGCAAATCCATCTTTTAGATATTCTACCTTAGCAAGCCATTTATCGTCAATATATCTTATCATGTGATTAAGGTCAAAATATTCTTGGCCTTGCTGTCTTTTATATTCATGCTGAAATAAAAATTCAACCTCGTTTTTCCATAAACCTTCAGTAGCACCATCACTAAACGAAGCCTCCAAACCTCTTTTGAAAGCCTCTTTTGGTTCATATCCAAATCTTTTTATTTTTCTAACACCAAGTATAAGTGAGTAGTCATAAGGAGTTTCAATTGTAGATGTTTCTAAACCATTTGTAACACTGTATACGTCTACGTCAGAAATAGAATTACCACCGTTTACAGCACCGTAAAGAGTAGAATACTTGAAAAAGTCTTGAATCTGTCCGCAGCATTCTTTTGGTGCAGCACAAGACACTAAAACAGTTAACAATAAAAACAATGTTTTTTTCATAATTACTATCTCCTAGTAGTCACCAAACTTATCAATTAGCCTTTCTAATATTTTTTGAAGTTCTGCCTTTATTCCAGGTCCTCTAAAAGGTCCGCCTGTTTCGTCAGCTGCTTCAGCATATCTTTTAATATCTAGATTCCACTTACGAACTTGTTTTTCAAAGTTTTTTGTTAACGCTTTTCTTCTTCTGTCTTCGTCTTTTGAGATTGTTCCGTCAGGATTAGCCTCGATAATTTTTTTTAATTTCATTGTTTTATCACCCTTGTTGTAAATCGTTTATTATTATATATAAGTATCAAGTTATATACACCATTACTATAATTTGATAAATCTATTCTTTTAGATTTTTCTCTTGTCATTAACTTACCTTGTAAATTATATACCTCAACCTCAACATCTAGTCTTGTATCTATATTTAATACATCGCCTGTTGGATTTGGATAAACCATGATTCCCATAGATGTTATATCTTCAACGTTTGTTGGCCAACCTAATTGGCAATAATCATACATTGATATACATGATGCATCCCAATCTGTAGTACAGCAGTAGTCGTCAACTGATATCACCCAAGCATAACATCCATCATTTAACCAATAAGGTATACCAGGTCCTCCATAACATCCTGCATCATATAAACATGCTGTTGAATCAGTTACATTTGCCAATGGGTCGTAATTATATGCCGCTACATCTGTACAACCTGAAATAATTTCTATACATGAATTATCATCAAAGCATGCTGCCGGGTCATAATTTAATGCTGTAGGGTCGGTACAACCTGAAATATAACAGCATGTATTATCAGATGTATTTGCCAATGGATTATAGTTCAATGCTACTGGGTCGTTACATCCGTATACAAAAGGTTCACATGAACCATTATCAACATTAGCCAATGGATTGTAATTCCACATTGTAGAATCTGTACATCCATAAATTGGTAATATACAACTACCATCATCTGTATTAGCTGTGGCGTCGTAATTTAATGCATTCGAATTAGTACAGCCATAAATAAAAGGAATACATGTTCCATTATCAGTATTTGCTAAAGGATTGTAATTGAATTGAGTCGAATCTGTACAGCCGTAAATAGGAAGTATACAAGATAAATCATCTGTATTTGCCAATGGATTATAGTTTAGCGCTATAGGATTTGTACAACCATAAACAATAGATTGACACGTTCCATTATCTGTATTTGCAAGTGGGTCATAATTAAATGCTGATGAATCTGTACAACCGTATATATAAGGAATACAATTTCCTGACGATGTATTTGCTGTTGGGTCGTAGTTATACATTGTGTTATCCATACATCCAATTATTACAGGAATACATGAACCATCATCTGTATTTGCGTTAACATCATAATTAAATTGAGTAGGGTCAATGCAACCGTAAATATATGGTATACAAGAGCCGTCATCTGTATTTGCCAATGAATCATAATTAAATTGTGTTGAATCAGTACAGCCATAAACTATACCTACACAACTTCCATCATCATCTGTCGCTGCTGGATTAAAATTGATTGAAAGTGGATTTGTACATCCTGGAATTTCTAATTCATCACAAACTCCATCACCATCGATATCACTTATACATGCACCTAAACAATCATAATATTGAACTGGATATGTACAACCTCCGTTATCTACATTAGCTATAGGGTCATAATTACATGCTACCAAGTCTGTACATCCTAGATATATACATGAACCATCGTCAACATTTGCAGATGAGTTGTAGTTATATGCTATAGAATCCATACATCCATTAACGATTGCAATACATGAATTATCATCAACAGTAGCAGTAGAATCATAATTTAGTGCAAATTCATTTGTACAACCATATATAATAGGAATACACGAACCATCATCAGTATTGGCTGCTGGGTCATAATTTGCTGCTGTTGAATCCATACAGCCTAGTATTACTGGTATACAAGTGTTTCCACAAAATGGTATATCAACATATTTTGTCCAGAACGGAGATTCAAATGATTGAAGAGCTCCTTGACCATTATTGGCAAAAGGATTCTGTCCTTCGTGTAATAATACAAAACCATCTGCATTTGTTAATTTGAACGAGTTATGCCAAGTTTGGAATTGTACTTCTTGCGGTGGCTGTTGTGGTCCACCAACCTCAAAGTAGTATACTTCTACTGGAATTCCTGGGTCCAATATAATATTCCATGACTGTGCATAATTACCAGGCCCCATTGTATATGTACCAATTATCAATCCGTTTTGATAAACTCCTATATAAGAATTACCCCAACCATCTCCTGCTGCATCGAATATTTCTAAAAGATAATTACAGTCAGGTATTAAATCCATCATTGTAGCAGTTGGGTCATAATTAAATGCAGCTGGGTCTGTACAGCCGTAAGTATGTAGAGTTGCACAAGAACTATCATCAACTGTAGCTGCTGGATTAAACTCTACATAGTCATCATCTGTACAACCTAAAATTGGTGGTATAATAGGACAAGGAGTTGCAAATTGCTGTCCTGAATATAATACATTTCCAAATCCAGGATTGTCCATATACCAAATTGTATCACCATTACAGTCGTAAATAACAATCATACCGTCCATAGAACCACCTGAAGTAGAACCTGCCATACCATCGCCATAAGTATCATTTACGACGAGTTCGAATCCAGCATTTTGGTCTACACAAAAAGTATAAGTGTATGTTTGTCCTATGTCGTTAAAATCATATGTTCCTGGAGTTGCCTCATCTATTACACCTAGACTGTTCATTATCCACGAAGTTTCACCTGGCCAATTATCTAATGTAATTTCCATTGTTATTTGATATTGTGTTGCAGTGTCACAATTTGTTCCTGCACAGCTTCCATCATCGTATGTTGCCCATGGATTATATGATATTTGAGTTGGGTCAGTACAGCCTGCTATACAAGGTGTTGGTGTATAGAATATAGTATCTGATAGTGTACCATCTAAGAATTCAACCCAACCATAATGTTCTACTGACCAGTTAGGCGGCATCTGACCGTTACCTGCGTAAACTGCAAAGTCTAATGAGTTAGGACCAAGTCCATATTGAAAAGGACCTACACCATCTTCGTTTGAGTACCAGAATTTTACAGGTGTGCAATTTGTATTACTATCTAAAGTCCAAAAGAATTGAGCTAATGTTTGTCCACCAGGTAAACAAATTTGCGATGCTGTAGAAGTTAAAAAACCCTGACACGGATCGAATTGACAAGTGTTAGGGTCAGAAATATATGCTGATGAGTCATAATTTAGTGCTGATGGGTCTGTACAGCCTACTGTTGGTGGAGCGCAAGGAGCAGTTGTTAGTGTTTGTACTAAACTATCTCCAAAATTACCTGCAACATACATTAAAGTATCTTGACAAGAATTGCTAATTAAAAACCATCCATCAGTTCCACCCCATTGAGATGAACCTAAACCGTCACCAAAAGCATCATAAATGCTAGCAATAAATGTACCTTGTATAGGAATAATAGTATCATACAAAGTATTAGGTAACATACCACTGTCATTTTGTACAATAATAGGCGAACCGCCTGGAGGTGTAATATCCCAGCTTGTTTCGGAAGGATAGTTATCTGTTAATAATTGTATGTGAATCCAACTGTCAATTTGTGAAAATACAACCGTTGGTATAACCATTAGTAAAAACACTAGTTTTTTCATATTTCAAACCCCAAATTACATATCATAAATCGAAATTTACCTTTTTCGACCTTTATTTCTAATACTGTGAAAGTACCAAGTCTAAATGTTAGACTGTACTTCTCTTTTTTATTTCCTGCGTCAAAGCCGTTAATCCAATTCATAACTATTTCTTTTTTGTTTTTTTAACTTTTTTTGCTTTCTTTGTTGAACAGCTACTGTAAAAACATTCATCGCACCATCCGATACATACTTTACCAAATGTTACTGCACATAATAATTTACAAATAAATGATTTCATTTTTAATCTCCAAATACTTTTTTCTTGCCACCGTGGTATTCATAAGCATGACCTTCGGCTTTAAGAGTTTCATTTATATTATATTGTTTACCATCTTTGTCTTGTATAAATATCTCACCTAAAACTCGGCCATATTTTCCAACACCATGACTTTTTAATCTAAAGTAGCCAGCCTTGTCGCTGACCTCCATTAGTAATTCTTTATTACGAGCCTTAGCCTCCAAACCTTTTGCTTTTTCCTCTAAATCTCTCGTTCTACTTTCCCAAGTATCTATGCCTGTATATCGGATTCTTTTCTTAACCCAAATATCAAAGCCAACATCTATAAGAGCATCGATAGTATCTCCATCGACAACTCGTTCTAGTTTTCCTCTGTAAATATATTTGTCCATTACTTTATATTTTTCTTAAGATATGAACTAACAAAATTCATCAATTCTTTTTGAGCAGGTTTAATATCACTTGGTTCTGTCATAGAGCCTTTTTTCCACTCGCTCCACTGGTCAACTACAGTATCTAATGCTTTTTTAAGCACTGGATAGTTCATTGACTCTACATATTCCTCGTTGATTTTCTCTTCGTTTACTTTTCTTAACCAAGCATGTGTATTAAATTTTTTATCTGCCATTAGTACTGCTCCATTTTATCTAATTTAGCCATAAGCTTTTTGAATTGAGCTTTTTTCTGCTTATATTCTTTTTCTTTCTTTTCAATCTCTTTACCATATTTGGTAGCTTTTGGACCACCTCCTGGTTCGGCTTCCTGTTCCATGTCTATATGTAATTGTTTAAGGCCGCTAGTTATATATCTCATCTCATCTTCAACATCCATTATCTCATCTTGCAACTTCATTTTAGCATCAAAATGTTTCCAAAGACTTGTGGCTTCATTTACTTTGCCTTCTACCACTGCTTTACCAGTACGTATCATCATATCAAACCAACCTTTTGGATGATGCCCTTTCTCTCTTCGTCCTCTTTCTTGATAATCGTAACCATCACCTTTAGGACCAAGTATAACAATACTCTTACCGTTCTTAAATTTAATTACATCACCTTTGTTTAAAGCTTCGCTAAATAATCTTTTACCAGTGTTGTCTTCTAAATGTATTAACGCTTTAGGATATTTTTTTTGCATTACATTGAATTTAGCTGGAGCTGCTTCTGGAGTAGATACTTTTTCTTGGTGAATTACTTTACCATTTTGTACTACAACAATTGTTGCAGGAAAACTACCTTTCTTTGCAGCCGTAAATACTTTACCTCTATTTGCTTCGCTTAATTTGCCTTCACCAAAATTCATAGCTCTTAATTGAAATTCAATAATTCCTTCAGCTCGTTTTCTGTTCTGTTTACCAATAAGCTTTGCAAATGCCAATTTGTCAAAAATTACCCTTGCAGCTTTTACAGGATTTAATCCTTCAGTTAATTTGCCTTCGCTAATATCAGTTGAATCAAAGTCAACCTGTTTACCTTTTACTTTAGCACGATACGTATTAAATTCGGGTCTTGGTCCTTTTACAACTTGGTTTATTTTTACAGTTTCACCAGTTTTTAATTTTACAGTATCACCAGCTCTATATTCTTTAGCTTCATTTAATTTGCCTTCTATAATAAAATCATCAAATCCTCCAATATGACTTGCAAGAGCCTGACTGTGCATTAGTCTTCCTGTTTTTGGATTTTTCCAAGAATTTCCTGATATTTTTACGAATGGTCCATAACCACCGCCTTTTGCTTTTGCACCTTTTTTTGCTTTTACCAAATCTCTTTCTGCAGATTCATTTAATTTACTTTCATTCTGCATGTTATATTCTACATCTTCAATCCAATCAGCAACGCCAAAATCTTCATAATCTTTTACAAACTGTCCTGGTTTTTTTCTAGCCATTTGTTCTATAGATTTTAGATAATCTCTAACATATCTTTGGTCTAACCTTCTACCTTTTGTAGTTTGAAGTAGAGCCTCTTTGGCAAATTTGAAAACGTCTTTTGCATTACTTTCGTTTAACTCACCTCTAATTATATTTTCCAAATGAAGTTCAGTATCTTTATCCAATTGTACAATCATTGAATTTAATATTTTTTGAGCTTGCTTTTTCTTTGCTGTTAAGTCTGCTGCAACCTTTTTATATTTTTCTTTATCAGAATCTGTAGTTGCGTTTTTGTAAGCTTTGAGATTTTTCAATAATTCTGCTGTGACTTTTGCCAATGCGTCATAGGCTTTTGAAACTTTTAATGGTGTTACTTTTGCTTCATCTAGGTCGTGCAAAATCTTTCGTTTTTCTTTTTCTGTAAGTTCAGAAAGTTCTTCACTCACTATTTTTTGAATATCAAGTTTACCCATCGGGATTTCTCCTTTTGTAACGTTAGTACTATTATGATATAAATATCAAACTACTTGATTAAAATATCGTTGTTTTCAACCCAATAGCGTCTACCAGCATGCTGTACTGATATATTTTTCTTGGTTTTACAGCTGCAGATTTTATCTAGTACTTTTACTTTACTACCTTTATATAGCATTCCATTTTCGGTTTGAGTGTCCTTGACAACCGTTGCTGTTTTTCCTATAATTACCATATTACTTTTCGTATTTATTATATCTGAAACCTTCACTTACAAGTGATTTAGCAGAATTTATGGCTTCAATGTGAGACTTAAAAGGACCTGAAACTTTATTTTTACCGTGAAAAACAAACACCTCAACTTTTCCAGGTATTGTTTGTATATCACCGTTATTTAATTTTCTCTTACGAGGCATATCGATTTTTTGACGAACATCAAAATATCCTATCTTGCATATATAGTTTCCGTATTTTTCCTTTTTTCCCATCGTATATAAATATATATTTATTTAGTTTTAACTTTTTTTGCTTGCTTTTCTTTTAATCGAGCTAACTCTTGTTTGAATGCAGTTATCACCCAACCATCCTGTCTACCGTGAGCAGCTAGCTCATTTTCAAGATATTTAATCCGCTCTTCTAATGTTTGTTTCATTGGTTTATCCTAACTTTAAGTCCTTTAATTTGTGTCAAAAATTCTTCGACTGTTAATGTTTTTCCTTTATCGGTTTTTATTTTTACATCTGGTAGCATTTCTGGCTTACTATCAACCATGCCCATTAAAATTTTTAATCCTGCTCCTGCCCAAAATATTCCAAATCCTGTATTCTCTCCTAAAAGATTAGAATCAAAATGTACGTCTTTTTCAGTATCTCCTGGTAACATTATATAATATGTCATTTTTTATATTCCAGTATTAAATCAAGTGCCTTGCTTTCAAATTCCTCAGCCAGTATTTCTGCATTAGGTATTACACAATGACCTCCAATGCCTCCTTCTGGTGGATATAAATTAGGTCTAACAACATGCTGCATGTCCATACCGTAATATCCTAAATTATATGAAAGTGTCCATTTGTTAATAACATCAAAATCAATTCCGTGTTTATCACACATCTTTTTCATTTCACCATGCCAAGCAATACAAAGCCCATAGTATGTAGTGCTTGTTAATTTCGCTAATTCTGTAGAATCAGAATTTTGTACAGGATAGAATACTATTCCCAAATCTTGATAGTGTTCTTTTGCAAGCGCCAAGTCTACAGGGTCATTATATCCTATAAATTTAACAAATTTTTCTATACCTTCTTTTAGGTTTGGGTGAACACCTCTTACAGGTGAATGTACACAAGGTCTTTTAATCTTTTTTGTTGTACCAACAGGCACTGTAGAATGAATTATTGTTATTTTTGGTAAATATTCATCGATATAATCATTGACTACATTTACGAATTTTTCACCATAAGGTAAACAAATGTCAAGTACATCTACATCTCCGTGTATTGTATTGAAATTTATGTCACGAATCATAGGCTCCTTGCCTTTAGCTCTATACACTTCTGCAAGTGATGAACCTATTTCACCGTTTCCTATTATTGCGATTTTAGTTTCCATTTAATATCTCCGTTGTTGAATATCCTTCTATTCTATCAAAAAATCTTACGTGTTGAGCATATTCACATCCAATCACTTCTTTGTTTTTCCAATCAGAACCTACAATTAAAATATAAGGTTTTACATCTGAAATTATTCTTTTTAATTTTTCAGCACTGTCAAAAACAAAAACTTTATCTATATATTTTATCGACAAAAGCATTTCAACTCTATCTTCTAATTTATTAAAAGGTCTGTTTTTACCTTTATCTTTTTTTACTTTTTCATCTGAATCAATTCCTACATACAATTCTTTACCTAGTGACTTTGCATGCTTGAATAATTCTATATGACCTCGATGTAATACATCAAAACATCCATTTGTCCAAACTATCATATTGTTACCACACCTCTTTTTTGTACAACTTCTGAAGCGCATTCATTTGCAAAGTCAATTGATTGTTCAACAGAATTTGTCATTACGTATTTATACACCAAACCTGCCATGAATGTATCACCAGCGCCTGAAACATTAGATACCTTGACTTTCTTTTTTGTCTTAAAAATGTCATTTCTATACCAAGCACCTTCAGCACCTTTCGTAACAATTACATTGTCAGAATCATAATCTTTATTGCTATTCCATTCAGGTTCGTTTATTTTGATAAAATCTATATCGTAACACCATTTTCCTAATTTCTTTTTTGTATCTAAAAACGTAGGACATTTACATATTTCTGCAACATTGCTAATAATATCTTCTGTTAAAAATCCTTTATTGTAGTCAGATATTACAACTGCATCAAATTTATACTGCTCTAGATATTCATCAAAATCTAATTCACATTTACTAGCAAAGTCGTTTTCATCAAATCTCATAATCATCTGACCAGATTTGTCATCTACATATCTAGTCTTTTTTATTGGAGATGAATTTGTTACAATATATGTTTCACAACCTAACGACTCTAAATTTGCAACCACGTTTCCAGCCATTCCAGGATTTTCTGTTTCATTAACAGGATTGAGTACTGGTACTGGAGCCTCAGGACAAAGTCTATTTATATCACAATAAATAAATTTATCGATACAGCTGTCACCTATAACTAAAACTCTCATTGACTATCTCCTTTTCTAACTCTATAACTATCAGGGTCAAAGTGTTGAGTTGAGACCTCGAATATTTCTGAATTATCCTCCAACGCTACCAGTTGATGAGGCTGGCCTCGTTCAATCGTAATACACGTACCTACATTTATTATTGTAGAGTGCTCTTCTGCCTCTTCGGTATCAATCCATCTATATTCAAAACTTCCTTTTCCTACATACCAAGATTCTTTTTTAATTACATGATAATGCATTGAAAATTTATTTCCTTTTTTATTAAATCTTAAAAGCTTACCGCAATATTCCTCATCATTATGAATCCATATTTCTTGTCCCCAAGCTTTATCTACAATTTTTGGTTTTACTATCATAATAAAATTTCCATTTTCTGTTTAACATCTTCAATTGAAGGACTCCATTTTTCAGAAACAATATATTCTACTTCTGTCTTATGTGGATTCCAATCGTATTTATATCTATTTACATTACTTTCAACACCCCATGAAACATGTTTTAATCCACAGAGAGATGCCAAATGCATAGGACCTGAAGAAGGACCAATTATCAAATTTGCACTAGACATATAATCTGTCAACTCTTTAAGGTCAACACCTCGTAAATCTTCTGTATCTTTTATGTGATACGATTCGCTTTCCAACCCTATACTTGCAAATTTATATTCAGAAAAATAATCTACAATTTCAGAAAAATTATCAGGATTCCAATTTCTTATTTGAGTTCCTACCTTATTTGTATTTCTTGCATGTATAAGAATATATTTTTCTTTTATAGGATTTCCATATTTTATGAAACTCTGTTCTAATTTAGGTCTCCACAAAGGCTTGCCCTGAGAAAAAGAAGGTGTATAATGAGTCAGGCAGTGATTAGGTGGTATGTATGTACTACCTGGTTCAGGCATAGGATATCCTTCGATGGGAGCCCTGTTCATAAAAGAATCAGGTTGATATTCATCAGGCTCATAAGGAATATATTCATTGCAAAAATCTTCATATAAAAACTTGTTGATACCTCTTCCTGATATAATTACATGGTCAAATTTTCTAATCTCAACAAATTTTCTTAAAACTCCTTGCCAGCAAAATAATTCCCAGCCAAACTCTCCAACCCAAGGTCCTGCAAATAGTGTTTTCATATCTTTAATATAACAAATTTTTATGAATTAAGTAAATAATCTTTGTACTTTTTTGCTCCTAATTTAACATTATTTTTTGGTTGCCAGCCTGGCATAAATTTTTCTTTGTCAGCCTGTGTAAAATATTGATACCATCCAGGTATTTTATCTGGTGTATGATATTCATAATCTATACCTACACCTCCAACAAGACTTTCAAATGTTTCTGCATTTCCTGAGCCTACATCAAATAAACCTCTTTCAAGAGTTGCAGCATGTATATTAGCATCTACAATGTCATCAATATATACAAAGTCTCTTTTTATATCACCTGGAAATAATTTGAATTCTCCTGCTTTCCAAGCTTGATATGCAACTGATGCCATTTTTCCTTTGTGCTCCTCTCCCGGTCCATACACATTGAAATATCTTAATGCAACAAATCTTTCGCATGCCTTTAATCCATATTCCTCTGCAAGTAATTTTGACCATCCATAGATATTGTTAGGTATACCGTCTCCATCGCCATAATTTGCAGCAGAACTTGAATATACAACCTTGACATTATATTTTCTTGCCAAATCAAATATTCTTTTACTCAGTGTGTAATTATAGTAAAGCATTTCATTTGCGTCTTGTAATGTTGTATCTGATATTGCACCAACATGAAATATAACGTCACATTGTTTTATTATAGATTCAAGATTGTGCTCTTCAAAATTTCCGTCTTTTTCTAAACAATAAGCATAATGTCCTAACTGCTTTAATTTTTTTAATAAATTAGAACCTACAAATCCTTTATGTCCTGTTAATAATACTTTCATTATATATTCTCCAAATTATATACTACATTTTCATTCACATAATGTAAAGGCTTTACTCTTTCCCATATTGACTTACCTCTACCAAAATATGCAAAATCAACGTTTTTGTTTATAGCGTGACACGCGTGATAAAAAACAGAGTCCG